TGGCACTGGGGTTACCAGCTGTTACAGTCGTTCGAAATGACCAGCCCGTTCCTACCCACACACCGGCTGGGCATCGCGTGGTGGTCTGTCCAGCACAGACTAGGAAGGTCTCATGTTCTGAGTGTGGCCTCTGCTCCCAAGCGAAGCGCACTTGTGTAGTAGCCTTCTTGGCACATGGTAACGCAAAACGCACCGTTAACGAGATCGTCTCATGATTGACACCAAAGGCACCAAGGAAACCACGGTTCTCAAGCTGAACCATCGTGAGATCAAGCGGCTGCTGGATGCTGTGCAGAACACTGAGAAACCTCTCAGCCTGTCAGCTTGGGAAGACTCCGACCGCAGGGCACACTGTAAACTGATTCACCGTCTGCAGCGTGCTGACCGTCGCTTCTCCCTCTACGAATCATGACAGTAGGATGGGTCAGATCTCCTAACTGAGTCAATGCCTGTGGTGGGTCGTTGGCTCTCTTAGGAGATCTCCCCTCCTTTTTCCACCATCATCACCTTCAAAGCCACGCTAATCATGGCCGACATCAACTACCAGCAAGTCTATGAAGCATCACGCAAGGATGCCAAATGGAAAGAACTCATGGAGCGCATCCGTGGCTACCACAAGGAATGCAATGAGTACAAACAAAAACAGCGTGCAGCCATCCGCAAGATCATTCAGTTCGACAAACTGGAAGACCTCGCCATGGACCGCATGGGTATGTGTGAGGGGAACGATTACGACGAGGCGCTTCTCGAGTGCACAGGTGCAGATCAGGAAACCCACTTCTGGTCTTGGAGCGGGGCTCAGGATCTATGCTTCGATGGTATGGTCGAAGCTGCGATTGCTTGCAGCAACGCTCAGTCCATGATCGAAGTGGTCAAAGACAAAATCAAAGTGACTTCTGCTCTCCAAGACAACCGAGAGAAGGAGATCCGTGCTACACTTGAAGCCGATGAGGAGCAATCCAACTGATGAAACGAGCCATTGACATCTGCGTTCCTGGTCTTCCAGGTGCTGAGTACGTGTGGCGACGCCGCAAGGTACTCGTAACCAACAGCGAGTGGTACGCACTGCAACGCTGGAAGCTTGAGGGCTTCTCGTCCAAATCAGCCATGGCTTTGGCATTGTATCCACATCGGGTCTACCACCACAGCACGGTCTAACTGATCCTTTGCGGACCCTCACGCATTGTTTGATCAAGGGAACCGGCC